CACCACTATAGTTGAGATGATTGAAGGTCTAGATTACGATCCTAAAACTGACTTAGAGTGGATCGTAGATAAGACTGAAAAGTTCTGCCAAGACAAGGCAGTCTTTAATGCTGTTCGTGAATCCATTCTTGTGTTAGATGGCAATCACAATGATTTAGATAAGGGTTCTATTCCTGATCTATTAACTAAGGCACTTGGTGTATCTTTTGATCAGAATATCGGTCACGACTTTCTCGAACAACCAGAAGATCGATATGAGTTTTATCATACGAAAGAAGACAAAGTTTCGTTTGACTTAGACTTATTCAATAAGATCACTAAAGGTGGCTTGTCTCGTAAATCTCTGAGTATTGCTCTCGCAGGTACTGGTGTTGGTAAGACATTGTTCATGACTCATTGTGCGGCAGCCAATCTTATGGACGGCAAAAACGTTCTATACATTACTATGGAAATGGCAGAAGAGAAGATTGCTGAACGTATTGATGCTAATCTACTGAACACTACAATTGATGCACTTCAAGAAATACCTAAAGACGTATACATGAAGCGAGTTAATAGAGTGAAAGGCAAGACAACTGGCAAGTTGATCGTCAAAGAGTATCCCACAGCCAGTGCAGGTTCTGCACATTTTAGACACCTTTTGAATGAATTAAAGCTAAAAAAGAACTTTCACCCAGATATCGTCTATATAGATTATCTAAATATATGTACGAGTTCAAGAATGAAAGCAGGTGCAAATGTCAACTCATACACTTTGATTAAGGCAATTGCAGAAGAACTACGGGGTTTAGCTGTAGAGTTTAATGTGCCAATCTTAAGTGCGACACAGACAACTCGTACTGGTTATAGTAGTTCAGACTTAAACTTAGAAGATACTTCTGAGTCTTTTGGTCTACCTGCTACTGCTGACTTTATGTTTGGTCTAATCTCTACTGAAGAGTTAGAGGGTTTAGGACAACTTATGGTAAAGCAATTGAAGAACAGGTGGGGCGACACAAACTATCTGAAACGTTTTGTAATTGGAATTGATCGATCTAAAATGAAGTTATTTGATGCTGAAGAATCAGCGCAAGACTTAGTTGATGATACTCCTGTTGCAGATAAAGGTAACTTTGCTAGTCGCATGAAAGATGAAAAACAAGAGGGTAATAACGATAGTGTTATATCTTACAGAAAACGAGCCGGAGATAAAAAACCAAACTTTGGCGGATTTAAATAAAGGAATTATGATAGGATATTGGAATAGATTTCATTCATTAATGAAAAGTGGTAGATTGCATAGATTAGTAAATAGGTATTTAAGCTAGGAGAGAATTATATGTGGTTGTGGATAGTAAGCAGTGTTGCGGGATCACTATTGGGTGCCGCATCGACTAAATGGTTCAAAGACACAAGAGCTGGAATTTGGTGTTATAACAAATTTGATGACATCGCAGATTGGGCAACGGAAAGGTATGGTATCGATATTCTTGACAAAGAGAATATTGCATGGAAAACCAAGTATCCCAATGTATCTAAAAAGATAGACGCACTAGAAGCCAGAATTGTTGACCTAGAGAAAAATAGCCATCCGTGTAAAGAGTTACATGAGTTTGACGTATGGCCCGAGTTAGATGAAAGAATCAAGAAGCTAGAGAATAAGTGATGCTCTACCTTGTGGATAAGGTTAATAAAGAGTTTCACGTGCTAGAGAAGTCTTCTGGATTGAACGTATTCGTCACGACTAGTGCTAAAGAAGCAGAACGAATGAAAGTGCTGTTAAACTCTGGTAGTGGCTTCGATGGTCACATACCAAATTTCTTCGTTAAAGAATCCACTCAGTAGCTAATAGAGGTGCCGGTGCCTTATGGCATACAGTAAGCAAGTATTAGATCATTATGAGAATCCCAGAAATGTCGGCAAGATGGACGAGAACGATCCTAATGTAGGCACTGGTATGGTTGGAGCACCTGCATGTGGAGACGTTATGCGACTTCAAATTAAGGTAGAAAACAACATTATTACTGATGCCAAGTTTAAGACTTATGGATGCGGTAGTGCTATTGCGTCTTCTAGTCTTCTGACTGAGTGGGTCAAAGGCATGAATCTTGAGGATGCAAGTCAGGTTAAGAATACACAACTAGCCGAAGAACTTGCTCTCCCACCAGTAAAGATTCACTGTTCAGTCCTTGCAGAAGATGCTATAAAGACTGCCGTAAAAGATTATCAGACGAAAGTTAGTAAGGAATCTGCCCAATAAAAAAGGCAACTAAAAGCTGCCTTTTCTAAATAGTTTGCGTGACTGGGAGGAACCCCACCTGCATACGAGATGCTACCCCAGTTATTCCTTCTGTGAGTTGTTTAAAAACGATCACACTTGCCTCTTGTGTTGTTACACATTCACACGCACCCATGCGTCTATTTATACATTTCGAAAACCCGTGTCAATCTTTTTGTAATACTAAATAGCATCACCACGAAACTATATAAGGACTATTATTCATGGTAATGACTCCAACCGAAGGAGTCTTTCTGGACATTGAGGCTATGGAACTTGCTGATGGATGCATTAGTTCAACAGTACCCATATACATAATGGCTCAATACGCAAAGAACGTTGAAAAAGATCCAATATTATCAGAAAGCTACCTTGAAAAATTGTCAAAGAAAATGCTTGACAATTGGACAGAAATAGTGCATAATTATAAACAATTGATCAGTGAACAAGACTTACTGAAAGCCGAGTTCAATGGTGAGTATCCTAAAAATACTCAGATGGGTATAGATCACTTGAGGTATGTATATTATGGCTATAGAAGAAAAAATCATCCAGTCAATTGAGTGTACTCAATGAGTATGCATATAATTAAAGGTGTTTACGCTCCGAGATCGAAGAAGCGCAAAGCGAAGAAGCTCGACATGGTAAAAGCAGAGATTCAGTGGAGACAGTACAATAAAGAGATGAGGCGTAAACATATGCACTCATGTCAATTCGATACACTAGATGAATATGTTGCATATATATCTGGTAAACTAAAACCAAAGAAAAGGAAATTTGTGCCATATGAACCGACGACAACAGTTCCAAAACAGAATAAGATACCAAGCCAGACGAAGAGCCCAGTTCATGGAGTCCCAGAGTCAGGACGAAGAAAAGAGTCTCCAGTCTACACAGGAAACTACATTGTCGGAATCGCCACCATGCATAAATCAAACGCAATACCTATCACAAACCAAGAACAAGCTATAGAAATATCTAGAATGGCTAAATGAGGAAATCTGATATGCAGGATACAGAATTTAAGTTGAGAGTATCACTCACATTCACAATTCTAGGAATAGCACTAGCAATACTTTGCTCATAAATAGTAGAAACAAGAGGAATCTACTGTCACATGAGTATGGAAGTATACGAAAAAATTGGAGAGAACCTGAACTCTATCGTAAAGATAAAGAACTATCAGGTTGCTCCTCTTTATCCAAAAGGCAAACCAGGAACAAACGACAAGTCTGTTCGGGAGTTTAGACTTCAACTTATCAATAAAGATAATGATACTAGCAAGGAATTAATAGATCATCTGAAGATGCAGTTGCGAAAAGATACCAGCCTTGAGAGTGTAGCTTTTAATTCCATATCTCCAAATAGTTCTAAGTTTCCTAGTTACAGTTTTACATTCGATGGGCTGAAGTTTGATATTATTATAGCGAGAGGTGCGAATGCTGGCGAGAAGTTTGAAGTAAGGACTGTCAAGACACTAGACAACTATTTCAAAACTCGCACAGACAATGAAACCTCTGAAGTCGTGACTATGATGAGTGAGTCACACGCTCCCTTTGCTAATGCAGAAATCGTTGGTGCTGTACAAAGAACTGGTGCTACCAAGAAAGAAGGCATACCTATAGACAAGCTTGGTGCTATTATCGGTGATATCATATTGACTGATAATCAAGGAAACCCTTGGTACATATCACTCAAAGATATAAACGGTAATACGTTTAGTTCTTATTCTGGTGCCGCATCTTTATTTGATAGAGAAGGCAATCTTCAGCCAAACTCTGCTGGAGCGACCTTTCTCAAAACATTTGGAGTTGATCTGAATAAAGTACAAGCTGGTTTTGATGAACGAGGAAGTATAAATAAAGTTAGACCGAAACTCGCAGTACCTAGAGCCAACGCAAGAGAAATCGAAAAGATTTTCAACAGAGCGTGGGGTATGAATTACTTTTACGTAAGGCGAATGAGAACTGGGTGGAAAGTCTTCTGGTTAGGTAAAACTAAATTGGATAAGTTATCACAAAACATAAAAATTGATGATATAAGATATCCATCTACAAAGTCTAAGCAGATTACGATATTATGTAGTAACACTGTTGAAGACTATGTAATTGAGTTAAGAAATTCTAAAGCTGGTGAATACCCAAACGATACTAAATTCAAGGTTAAAAAATGACAGTTAGATTTAAAAGTTTCATTACCGAATCAGTCGGTGCAAAAGGACTAGCATACGAAAAAAAGGTCTTCGATGCAATGAAATCTGCTGGTGTGACTGGATTAGATGTAGGCAGTAAGCCAGGTGCAGGATACAGTAATCAAGGTGCAGGTGATATTGAAGCATTATACAACGGTAAAGAATTCAATATCGAAATTAAATTAGACAAGAATGCTCAGATGGGCGGTACGTCTATTAGAATAGACACTCAGAATAAGACCCACACTTTAGTCAAACCCGATGCGGTAGACGATGACGCTATTCCATTTTTCATAGAAGCGGCAAAGAAACAAGATAAAGCACTAAAAGATTGGGTTAATTTTATTCGTAAGCAAGAGCCCGTAGCATTCCACAAAAAAACACCATATACGATACCTTTCGGTTCAGTCACTAAAGACGCATGGTCAGCGGCACAGAAAGCCGGCTATTTAACTAAGATGAATGCGGTACAATCTTTTGACTCAGCGAAAACAATCGCTAAAGCATATAACCGAAAGAACGTATATTACATTCAGATTGGTAAAGCAGGTCTATTTTATTTAGGAAGTAATCCACTCAAGTTAGATATTCCTGAGTACAAAGGATCTGTTAATATTGAATTTAGATTAGGACCATCTGGAAGTAAAGCACGAAAATTTGAAGGCGAAGACTATCGTGTTGTCGGTGCTGGATATCGCTGTCAAGGCAGACTGAAGACTAATATCAAGTCTACTTATAGCCTCGATAATCCTGAAGACGTAAAGAAATTATTTGGAGCATAGAATGCAACGCCTTTCATCATTTTTGACTGAAGACAAAAACACACATATGGAGCACCTCGAAGACAACTTGCTAAATGCAGGTGTAGATGGTGCTAGAGAGTCGATAAACTATCTACGTGCTTTGCGTGATATGCTATCTGGTAAGTCTGGCTCACCAGTCAACGTGACTGTTAAGTGGGACGGTGCACCAGCAGTATTTGCGGGTATCGATCCTTCTGATGGTAAGTTTTTTGTTGCTAAGAAAGGCATCTTCAACAAGAACCCTAAGGTCTATAAGACTAAAGCAGATGTTGATGCAGACACTAAAGGTGATTTGAATATAAAAATGAATTTGGCATTGAAGCATTTGCCATCTATGAATATTAAAGGAGTGATACAAGGTGATTTCCTCTATGCGAAGAAAGATATTAAGAAAATACAGATTGATGGTGAATCGTATATTACTTTTCATCCTAATACGATTGTTTACGCTATACCAGCGAAAAGCAGGCTTGCTTCTGAAATCCTCAGATCCGAGATCGGTGTGGTTTGGCACACTAACTACAGAGGAAAATCTTTTGAATCAATGCAAGCGTCTTTTGGAGAGAAGATCGCAAGCACTCTCAAAGCGTCAAGATCAGTCTGGTCAGTAGACGCAGTATATAAAGATGTAAGTGGTAATGCCACAATGACAAAAACAGAGACAGATGCAATTACTCTACTATTGTCTGCCGCTGGTAAACAGTTTAATAAAGTAAACAAAGCAACGTTTGATGGCATAACAGAAAACGAAGAACTGCTTACAAGAGTTAAAACATATCTAAACGTAAAAGTACGTGCAGGCGAAAAGATTACAGATCCCTCCAAGTTTGTCACGGATATGGTTGACTGGATATATGAGTATTACCAAAAAGAAATTGACAAGTTGAAGTCAGAGAAGGGTAAAGCCGGCAGGACTGAAAGAAGAAAAGAAGTAATGTCATATTTTTCTAACGTTGATAAGTCGCAGATCGTGGCACTTTTTGAGTTATACAATATGATCGTAGAAGCAAAACTTAAGATTATAACTCAGCTGGACAAAGCGAAGTCTGTAGGAACATTCCTTAAGACTAGAGATGGATACAAAGTCACTGAGCAAGAAGGATTTGTCGCTATTGATCGCATAGGCAGAAATGCTGTAAAATTAGTTGACAGACTAGAATTCAGCAAAGCAAATTTTTCTCCAGAATACATCAAGGGCTGGCAGAAGTAAGTCATTTACCGCATCACGGGTATTCGGATTTAGCATCACAAAAAATCACTTTTAGCGTATAAATATTTGCGTCAACAAGATTGACATAAAACACAACATACACATAAGGAGATGAATGTGACGCAAATGGTACTTACTGCCGCAAGCTTTCTCAATCTATCATTCATCGTAGACATTTACATGAACGTAATGAAGCGATGGTCTGATCGAAGAGAAATTAAAAAAACAATCAAAGAATTAAACAAACTTACTGACAAGGATCTTGCAGATATCGGGATATGTCGTGGAGAAATTTATTCTGTAGCCACTGGAGCATGGAAAAGAGATTATCATGCACTCGACACAAATAAAAATTTACGGGGGTGGGTCTAATGACAGCTTTAGTAAGCAACTATGTATTTTCACCTTTATCGGGATTGTGGTCTTCACTAGATCGGTATTATCAGACGGTGGGTTATTCACGGGCAGCGGCGGAACTCGCAAGGCAGGGTTATCACGAGGAATCGAAACAGTGTATGATGCACCTCAAAAAACTCACAGATAATGATTGATTAGTAATATTTTAAAAGACTAAATAGACTATAGAAGTCTAAAAGCAGGCTTTGTGCCTGCTTTGTATTTTAAAGGAGAAAATTATGAATTGGTTAAAAAACAGATTAATGGAACGCACATCTTGGGATGGTGGAGTTCTTATCGCAGTTGGCGTAGTTGCACTTATGTTTCAAGGTCTAGTCGGTTGGGCAGCATATGGCGCAATTGCTTATGGCATCTTTACGTTAGTTAAATCAGAGGACTAATTATGAATTTTGAAGAAATGTCAAAAGACGAACTTGAAAAGTTTGGTCGCACAGTGGGTATAGAATTAGATAGAAGACTTACTAAATCCGTCTTAATCGAACAGCTTATTGAACACATTGGAAATGTTGAATCTAATGATCCTGTGTATACTGATGCAGAGCTGGAAGAAGAAGATTTTCCGATAACTGGTGAAGGTCATCCTCTCATGCCTGAAGAAATGCCAGTTATCGAAAATGAACCTGTAGATCCTATGATTGTGATTCAAGAAGAAGCTGACGCAAGACGCCATATGTTGAATACCAAAGAAACGGTTATTCAGGCACAACAAGTGTACGATATTCATAAGCAAAGACGTATAGAATGTGAAGTAATTGAAGTTGAAAGTGCAGAAGCACTTGATGTTGCAAAAGATATGGCTGTTAAAGCAGAGATGGATTGGAAAAAGTTAGCTGAAAAGCTATAATTTATAAATAGTACATAACAAATCGTTGTAGTAAGACTACGGTAAACCTACGATAGAGGAATAAAAATGCAAGATGATTCTATGGATAATCCAGAGGCAAACTCTGGTGAAGAAACGACTTCTAAAAAGAAGACGGATAAGACAGAGAAGTCAAAGAAGGCTTCGAAGAAAGTAAAAGACGAACTTCTCGTAAAGAATTCGATTGATATCAATCCTAAACTTGAAGAAGCTCCCAACAAGACAGTCGTTCTCGGTTGGGGTAGAATGAATCCAATCACGGTTGGTCATGAAAAACTAGTCAACAAAATTAAATCAGTTGCAAAGCAAGAAGGAGCAACTCCTTTAGTCTATGTCTCTCATAGTCAAGATGCTAAAAAGAATCCTCTAGATTACGATGACAAAATTATGCTTGCCAAGAAAGCATTTGGTAACATAATCGTAAAATCTAACTCACGTACTATCATTCAGATCATGCAGGAATTACAGAAAAGTTTTTCTAAAGTAGTTCTAGTTGTTGGTCAAGATCGAATCAAACAATTCGATGAACTCTTAAATAAGTATAACGGCAAAGACTACAGATTCGATAGTATTAAAATCGTATCTGCTGGAGATCGTGACCCAGATTCCGAAGGTGTTTCTGGTATGTCTGCATCTAAGATGAGAGCCGCAGCCTCTCAGGGCGATTTCAAAAAATTCAAAACTGGTTTGCCTCGCAGACTTCAAGGTGACGCACAAGACGTATACGATATGGTACGTGGCGGCATGAAGATTGCAGAGATGGCAGAACAGCTTGACGAAGCGTTGACTATTCAGCAAAGACGCATGAGAGCAATAACCATGCGTAAGTTCAAGTCTAAGATCGCTCAAGGTCGTAGACGTATGGCAAAGAAAGCCGCTACTATGGACAAACTTAAAGTTCGTGCTAGAAAGGCTGCCATCAAAATAATTCGTAAAAAAGTTGCAGGCAAGAAGGGTGAGAAATATGCTTCACTATCTCCTTCCGAGAAGATGCTTATCGATAAGCGTGTCGCAAAGAAAAAATCAGCTATTGATAGAATCGCTAAGAAGCTACTACCTTCGGTTAGAAAGGCAGACCTAGCTAAATTATCTGGCAAGAAGGTCAATGAAGAGTTTGAGTCTTATATCATCAATGAAGAATTCTCTAACTTGTTTGAGGAGCCTACTGTAGGTCAAGACAAAGATATTGCTGATCGTAAAGGCACACAGCCAGCAGTATATCATAAAGGTCTTGCTAAGTCTACTAAAGTAAAACGTGATGCACATTTCAAGAAGGGCGCTAAGATGGATGATGATAATCCAGATGCGTACAAACCAGCACCTGGTGATGCAGAAGCAAAAACAAAAACATCTACACACACTAAACGATATCATCAGATGTTTAATAAAGAAGGTCAAATAAAACTAGACCGCCGTTTTCGTGCATTCAGACAACGTAAAGAAGAAGTCGAAATAGCTGAAATAACTATCAATACAGATGCAGAGAAGCGACTTAAAAGACAACACAAAGACGAAAGACAAAACTTATCTAGAGAGCATGAGCGTGAGATGGATGGATTGCTTACTAGAGAGTTACGTAAGAAGATCACTCAAGTTAACAAAGAAGAGTTTCACTCTGATAAAGATTTAATTGCATTCATCGAAGAGACTACAAACGACATTGTTGATCAGGTAACATTAGATGAAGCAAAAGGCGATGAAGGATTAAAGAAGAAAGCAGAGAAGTCTGGAATGCCACTTGGTATTTTACGTCAAGTTTATAACAGAGGTATTGCCGCTTGGAGAACTGGACATAGACCAGGTACTACTCCACAGCAATGGGGCTTTGCACGTGTCAATTCTTTCATCACTAAGTCATCAGGCACATGGGGTAAAGCAGACGCAGACCTAGCCGCTAAAGTTCGTGGTAGTTCTAAGAAAGAAGAGATTGAAGAGAAGTTAAAAGTATCCGATGGACTTGGAGCTTGGATTGATGACTTCAAAAACTCAGATGCTCCTCAGTTTGCAGGTAAGTCTGATAAGAAGAAACAACAAATGGCTGTTGCCGCATTCGTAGATGCTGGTGGCAAGTTAGAAGAGGGCGCAGTTTCAGCCGCACAACGTGCCGCAATTGCTATCTCTAAGAAAGAGAAAGCTGGTAAACCTGGTTACGATAGCGAAGGTAAGTCTTTGAAAGAAGATGATCCATGCTGGGACTCTCACGAACAAAGAGGCATGAAAAAGAAAAACGGTAAGCTAGTGCCTAACTGTGTGCCTAAGAATGAAGGCGCAGAAGTCTATGTAGTTAAGAAAGGACCTTACCAACGCAAAGTCGATGGAGCTACTGCTGATAGAATGAAGAAGCAAGGCTGGAGAATTGTAGCAAGGGAGGCATTTGAAGAATCTAGTACTGAAGACCTCATGTTTGAAGAGTTTATCTCTGAGAAAAGAAGCACACAAGACCTTATCAAGTCTAAGCTAGGCTCTATTACTAACAGAAAGAACTATCAACAAGCAACGAAAACTTTGATAACTCTACTCGATAGAAAAAAGAAAGAATCGAAGGGTAAGATTAGACATGGCGTAGGATACTATGCCGCACAGATCGCAAAAAGTTACGCAGGCGTTGACGGCAGAACATTAGCAGATATGGTGCCTAGTGATTATGTATTCGAACAAGGCGGTGCTGGTGATAGAGGTACTGAAAAAGTTACTAAGCGTTACAAGAAAGATACTCCTGGCGAGACTGTCACTGAGTCAGTAGATGATCTATTTGAAGCACACTTCGAAGAAGAAGTTACTCAGAAGCAGTTGAATGACTTAGAAAGGTTTGCAGATAGATTACTCGACAAGTTTGGCATTGACGTAGAATTCACTAAGCATTTTGCAGACAGAATGAACGATGATCGCAATAAGCCTGCTATCACTATTGCAGAACTTCAGCGAGTATTCAAAAAGATTGCAAAGAACAAAGCAAAGAACATTCGTCAAAATCCTGACATCGAAGCAGTGCTTAAGGACATTCAAGCAGATTTGAACTTACCTATCGTCATTAACTATGATAGCGAAAAGGATGAATACGAAGTAGTCAACAAGACTATCATGCGTAAGAAGAACTTTGGCACATCTAGTAAAGTGATCAAGGTATGAAGAAGTTTAGGAACTTTGTGTCAGAACTTAAGGTCTATGAACCTAAGTCCACAGATACTCTAGGTTTTACAAGAGACAAGATGCCTCAAGTAAGATCGAAAGATTATGATGGACTTATCAAGCATCTGAAGAAGAACAACGTTGCTGTGAAAAAGACTAAGGTTCCTGCTAAGAGTTTAAAGCCTATTCAGAAAGAATTTAACAAAGATAAGATTGTAGGGGCAATCGCTAAGATCAAGACTCTTGGTCAAGCAAAACCTCTGATTGTGAGTAAAGATAACTATATCATTGACGGACATCATCGATGGTTAGCCGCTCGAAACGTAGGTGGAAATATAGATATCATGCAAGCAGATGTGAAAGTTCATGAATTATTAAAACACGTGTACAGCTACCCAAAGACTTTCACAAAAAAGATACACGAAGGGAATGAAAATGTTTTGGAGAAAAAATAAGATGAGTAAATTTGAATTAACAAAAGAGATGCTGGCAGCAATGATTCCTGGCAACTCAAAAGTAGATATGTGGTACGATGCGATTGTAGAAATCTTTCCTAAGTACGACATCAACACGCCTGAAAGAATGGCTGGATTTATTGCACAATGTGCCCACGAAAGTAATAACTTTAAGTCATTAGAAGAGAACTTGAATTATAGCGAAAGCGCATTGAACAGAGTATTTGGACGTTACTTTGGTAAAGCACCAAAGCGTGACGCAAAAGAGTATGCCCGTAACCCCGAAAAGATTGCTAACTACGTATATATGGATGAGTTTCGTAAGTACAAGATGGGCAACGTTAAAGAGGGAGACGGCTGGTTATTTAGAGGTCGTGGACTGAAGCAACTTACTGGTCGTGAGAACTATACTAAGTTCGGTAAGACTGTAGGTATGACTGCTGAACAAGCCGCTGAGTACGTAGCAACTGAAAAGGGTGCTATCGAAAGCGCATGTTGGTTCTGGAAAACTGCTAAATTAAACGCTATCGCAGATAAATGTGATATCGTTAAAATGACTAAAAAGATTAATGGCGGTGATATTGGACTCGCTGATAGAACGAAGCGTTACAATTCCGCTATTGAAATCATGGGAGGAAAGATTCCTGCCCCTAAGAAATCATCTAAAAAATCTAAAGTTGAATACGTAACAGTAACAACTGGCGATAGTGGCGATACAGTAGTCGCAGTGCAGAAAGCACTCGGTATTGGCGCTGATGGTATTTTTGGACCTGGTACTAAGCGTACATTAAGAGCGTGGCAAGCCGCAAATGGTTTGACTGCTGATGGAGTAGCTGGTCCTGCAACTCTAAAGAAACTATTAGGATAGTACAATGATTAAAAAGTTCAGCGATTTTAGGACAGAAGCTAAAGACCCGAAAGAGTATGACAACGAAGGTGGTATGGCTAAGACTCAGCTACGTGGTATATTGGCTGACGCAGATCATATGGTTAAGATGTTTGAAGACGAAGATAATCTGCCAGAGTGGGTACAGAACAAGATCACTAAGGCTGCCGATTACTTGAACTCTGCTCATCGATACATGATGAACAAAGACGGAGAAGAGTAATGGCTTGGGTTACAGTCACTAATAACACTGCTTGGCAATACGATAATCAGGCAACAGCATCGGATACATATTCGGATAGTCCAGGCACTATAAGTGGCGGTATTAGAACGTTTACATTACCTGGCGGTAATGCTAGAAAGACCTACATTAAATGCAGAAAAACTAGTAGTCCACCTGCAACTGGCGAACTAGACAAGACATATTGGGATGCACAATAATGAAAAATTTTAAAAAGTTTAATGAAGACGCTATTGATGCCGTATGTGAAGAATGCGATATCTATGCGGATTTAGTTTTAGAAGAATCTGAGTATCAAGGAAGAAAGGTCACGCTGAACGATCCTTTCAGACTACCCAGTGGATCTAAAAGAAAGTTTGGCGTATACGCTAAGAATGAAAAGGGAAATGTGGTGAAAGTTCAATTTGGTGATCCGAACATGGAAATCAAACGAGATGATCCTGCAAGAAGGAAAAGTTTTAGAGCAAGGCATGGATGTGATAATCCTGGTCCTAAATGGAAAGCAAAGTATTGGTCGTGTTACCAATGGCGAGCAAGCTCAAAAGTCGATAACTGATAAATAGTAACATAAAATAATTAAAGGAGAATACCATGTTTAAGAAAGCCGAAGACATTCAACCACTGCCAGCAGGTATGGTTGATGCATTCACTGCTAAAGTTGCTTCTCAGGGATATAAAATGCCTGAGCCTGTTGCTGAAGAACCAGTAGTAGAAGTTGAAGCACAGCCAGAAGAAGTAACAGAAGCAACAGGCTCACGTGGATCAGATAAAACTGCACCAGGTGATGGAGATACTAAGACACCTAAAGTCGCTGATGTGACTCCAGAAATTGGCATGATCTCATCGAAAGATAAGGCAGCCAAGTCTGTAGAAACTGCTGTAAAAGCCGCTTCAAAATCTCAACACGAAGAAATTGAACTTGTTCAAGACGGTGGTAAAGTAGAACTTGAAGACGTAATGTACGAAGCTACTATTACTGTAAAGTCGTTCACTGGTAAAGCACCAGCCGGTATCAAGATGAAAAAGATCGGCTCATCTTCGTTTGGTGGAGATGATGTTGAAATGACTGGTCCAGACGCTAAACTTATTGCTTACGCTAAGAAAAGTCTTGGATGTGATAAATCATGTAAGACTATCGCAGATGTTCAAAAGAGTTTGGAAGAATCATACATGGACGAGAAGTCTTGCGTAGGCGAAATGAAAAAACTACACGCTTCCTCATGCTCAAAGCATGAAATGTATAAGAAAGTGAGTGAGAAGTATGGTTGTTCGGAAGCGAAGTTCGAAGAACTATATGCTCAGTATTGTAAAGAGACTTACGAAGGAGTTCAAGAAGATAACTCTAACGACAAGTCAGACGATGGTGAAGGCATGGACAAAGTTCAACCTAAAGCTGTTAAAAAGAAGTTTGATGATCGTAAAGACAAAGACATCGACAACGATGGCGATGAAGACGAATCAGATGAATACTTACACAAGCGCCGTAAAGCAATCTCTAAAGCTTTGGAGGACTAAATGACTGACGAACTAAACGAAAAATTTAGTCCTATGCATGTCAAGCAAGCGATTGGTATTGCGTCTGATAAACGCTATGCCGGTGGCAATATGACTGGTGCAGTCAAAGCTATTGAGAAGATGAAAAAAGGATTGTCTGATCATCCACAAGTTAGGGCGGTACTTAAGCGTCAAAACGAAGATGTGAATGAAAAGTTCGATCCTGCTGACCTCGACTTAGTTGCAACTGACAAAGATAAGGCTAGTGCCAAGATGAATATCATCATGCAGTTGCGTAAAGCGGCTGACGTGAGAGGCAATATTCCTATTCAATTTGCTGATGGTAAGAAAGCTAAGTTGCCTCCAAAAGTTATTGAACTTGCACTTAAGAAGTTTGCTTCTTTCCGTAAGCCAGATAATAAAGAGAAACTTCAAACTGCAATGAGCAAATCATACAAAGATATGGTACATGCTCTGAAGACTATGCGTGAAGAAGTTGAACTAGATGAAGGCGTAGACAAGGCTAAGATTCAAAAGCAGATTGATCAAGCAGAGAAGTATCTCAAGACTTTCTTTGGTAACACATCTTCTGTTAAGATGAAGAAAGTTGCTATTCAGAGAAAAATTGATAAGTTGAAAAAGCAACTCAATGAAGCTGAAGAAGACAGTGAAGAAGATTACTGTGACTGTGGTTGCGAGTGTGGTAAAGAAATATGCGAGTCATGCGGTAAGCCACATAAGCCAGAAAACATCGAAGAGTCTAAGATGGCTGGATGGGTAGCAATTTATAACGGTAAGAAAGTAGAGATCAAAAAGAGCGAAGCAAAGGATCTATACGGAGCCAAAATGAAGGCTGCCAAGATGCTAAAAGTGCCTAAGTCTAAGATGGGTCTTCTAGCTATCAAGCCTGGTTATAATGAAGAGGTTGTTAATGAAGAAGTCCAACAAGACCTTCAAGAAGCGCCCAACTACAAACTATATCATAACACTTTTAGTGGTGCAGTGCAAGAAGCAATTGCAGTTGCTAAGAAAAAAGGATTTGATATTGATGAAGACGATTGGCATGATAAAGTTGCTACTGGTCCTAAAAAGCCTAGCAAAGATAAGACCAACTCTTACTCGATCAAGTTGATGAAAAAAGGCAAGCCCGTTCGTCAAATGCTTCAGATTCAAGTGTATAATATGGGCGCAAAATACGAACTGAACTGTTACGTACAATAAATATATTAAAGAACCATTAATAAAGGAGAAATAAAATGGCACTATGGGGAACAGTTGATACTTTGGCGGCAGCGCCTAAGTGGGAAGCAACTACTACAATTTTTGATGCAACCAGCGCCTCAGTCGTTGTACTAGCATCAAATACAATTAAAATTCCAGCACACGGATTCACAACCGGTGATGCTGTACAATACAATGACGCAGGTGGAACTGTTATCACTGGATTGACTGATGCGGCTACCGTATTCGTTAATGTTGTTGATGCTGATACTATCAAACTATACGGCACTAAAGCACAAGCTGTTGCCGGTCACGCAACTACAGGTCTTAAATCACTTACTGGTTTAGGTGTAGGCGCAGGGCATAACTTAGTTAAAGTACCTGATGATATCTACTTTGTAGATACTACAGAAGCAGGAATTGCCGCTAACCGTGCTAAGGGTCTTCAGACTCCTGGTTGGGTTGAGTACAATACTAAGACAGTACCCGCTACTGCTGTAACAATCGATGCAACACAAGCAAGTGTAGTTGACATTGCTACTGATGTTATTCATCTAGGTGGTGGAAGCGAAGCAACATTTGCAACTGGCGAAGAAGTGACTTATGCCGATAACGGTGGAACAGCAATTGCTGGTTTGACTGACGGCGATGACTACTTCGTAAGTAATGTTGGTACAGGCATGATTCAGCTTTACACTTCTGCGGCAAACGCAAAAGCAAAAGGCGCAACAGGTCTGAAAAACTTGACTGCTGTTGGTGTAGGTACTGCTCACACTCTTACCGCAAAGTCTGGCGCAGTAACTCGCAATGTTGTAGAAGTTATTGTACCGATGAAAGTAGCCGCAGGTACTGCAGGTGACGTTGGTGTTGATGGCGCAGATGACGCTGTAGTCGCTGATAGTTAATCCATCGATAGTTATAAATATATTGGAGAGCAATGAAGCTCTCCAGTATAATAACTAAAGGTGAATAAATTATGAAACTTGACGAAGACAGTTTCCTACTGTATGCCGCTAAATATTACGATATTAGAATGGCAGCCAGTTCGGAAGAATTTTATGACGATCTTAAACGATTTCAACATTTAAAAAGATTGTTTAAGCGATACGATGATGACGATGATTTGAAGGTAAGACTAATATTAAATCATCTAACTGTATTGTACAACTGTTTTGGTCATCCTGCAACTACTATGTTATTTTATAAACTAGAAGATTATCATCAGTTTTTAAAACCTTTTGTAGTCTTTTTAGCCTTTATGCCTGACGTAATAGAATACAGTGATAAGAAAATTATATCATCTGAAATACCTTTAGACCTTAGAATTATAAAAGAGTTAAGAGAATTATGATAGTCGATCTTTTTTTAGTATATCAATTTATCCGTAGATTGGCTACGCCTTTTAATGAATGGAAGGCGTATGAGTTAGGCATCATCGACGGCAAAGGTAAGCAACTAAAGAAACGTAAAGACCTTACTACACGTGAAGAGAAAGATTCCTATGGAGTCTTTGATATTATGATCACAAAACTAAAGAGGCTAATTGAAAAAGTACCTGGAGG